CGTGAAAAAAATTGAATCTCTCAGGGAATATTGAGATAAAGTAATGAAAATTTGAATAAAAATAAAAATCACAAATTTTTTATTAATTAATTTTTTCAAAAAAATGAAAAAATTATTTGATCATATATGAATGTCGTCTAAAATGAAATAATTAATTGAAAAATCAAAAAAATGAAAAATTAATTTTTTTCCATTTTTATTAAAAATTAAAAAATCCGCCAATTTTTTCCGCCTTTTTTCCGCCTTTTTCCGCCTTTTGAAAAGGCGGAAAATAATGGATGATAAAACAATCTAAATCTATATAAAAGTAAAATTCGAGACCATCGATCAGTCTAATTTTCCGCCTTTTTCCGCCTTTTTCCGCCTTTTTTCCGCCTTTTTCCGCCTTTTTTAATTAAAAAAATTTGTATAAATATTTTGACATAAAATTACTTTAAATACTATTATCCATTGATATATCTTTTAATCTTTCTCTTAATTTATCAACTGTATCTATATCATAATATTTTACTAATTCTGTATCCTCTTTAATTTGTGTATATAGTTTTTCTATATCATTATCATTTCTATATTCAAATGCATAACCAATGAATTTTATATATTTACTACCTGGTACTAACTTTCTTTCATTTATTATTTTTGGAATATTTTTTAAGACTATTCTCTTCATATTATTTTTTATCGTATTTTTTGTATTTATATTAAATCTATATTGAATTAATTTTACTAATATTTCTGGTTTGACATCCTTTCTGATAAGTGCTATATCATCATCTGTTATAGATGCATTCTTTTCAATTAATAAATCTATAATATCATTTAATTTATATGTACAAGCTATCATTAATCCAGACCATTCTTTCCTTTTTGCATTAATATTTGCTCCTGCTTTTATTAAGATTTTAATTGCTTCTATTTTTTTATCGTAAATAGCATCTAATAATGGCGTATTACCTAAATCATCCATCAGTTCCAAATTAGCACCGCCATTTATTATAATTTTCAATGATTCTTTATCATCTCTTTTGATCATTAAGTGTAACAATGTTTTTTTACGGTTATCTCGAATATTTACATTAGCATTATGTTCGACTAAAGCTTTGATAATATTTGTAATTTTCATATTTTGCGTTGTACATAATATAAATAATGCAGTTTCCCCATATCTATTCTCCAAATTTGGATCAGCTTTCTCATTCAATAATTTTATAACAATATCTAAACAACTATTAGTTGTTTTACAATAATGACATGCTAACATTAGCGCTGTATAACCTTCTTTATTTTGAATATTTAAATCTGCACCATTTTGTATCAATAAATCTATTACTTCAATTGAATCCTTTTTATATCTCGCTATCATCATTAGTGCTGTCCATCCGTCCTCATTTACAGCATTTACATCTGCTCCCATTTCTATTAAGAGTTTAATAATTGAAAATTTGATTCCATTGTTTCTACATGCCAACATTAGTGCTGTCCATCCTTTTTCATTTTTTGCATTTATGTCCTTTTTATGTTTTATAATATTTTCATCATTGGATAGTGTCAATAACATTAATTCAGTGAATCCTTTACAACTGATATTTTCAGAACATTTATATTCCCTGGTGCTTATTTGACCCATAGGATATATGGTTTGTTTATTAAAGAAAATACTATATATTTAATTAATCAATTTTTTAAGATTATTATTCACTATCACTGAAATCACTACTATCATCACTACTTTCATCACTACTATCACTATCATCATTTCTATTATAAACAATTGTTGCATTAATATTTTTTAAAGAATGATTAAATTTAGATCCTAAAACTAAATTGGTTACCGAAGATGGAATTATATTGCGTAAAGGTTGATTAAATTTTTTACCAAAAATTAAATGGGTGACATATTTTGGTATATATCCTTTTTTTATTGGCTGATTAAAGTTTATTCCAAAAGTTAAATGGGTTAATTTTTTTGGTAAATATGATTTATTTATTTTTTTTCCATTCACTATCTCTGTTTTTCCTATCGGTTTGTTAAAATTATTTCCAAAAGTTATATGAGTGACATATTTTGGTATATATCTTTCAATTGATTGATTAAAATCATTTCCAAAAGTTAAATGTATTAATTTTTTTGGTAAATATGATTTATATATTTTTTTTTCATTCAATATCTCTGTTCTTCCTATCGAGCCGTTAAACGAATATCCAAAAATTATATGGGTAACTGATCTTGGTATATGTATATATTTAAGTGATTCATCAAATTCAATAGTTATATGAGTAACAGAAGATGGAATCACATTTTTTTTCAAAGGTTTTCTGTAACATTTTCCAAAAGTTATATCGATTACTGAGTTTGGTATATATCCTTTTTTTATTTCCTGATTAAAGTATTTTCCAAAAATTAAATGGGTCAAATTTTTTGGCAAATATGATTTATATATTTTTATTCCATTCAATATCTCTGTTTTTCCTATTGGTCGGTTAAAAAAATCTCCAAATTTCAAATGTGTAATAAATTCTGATAATGGTATTTCTAATGGAGCATTAAAATTATTACATAATTCTAAATTTGTGATATTTTTTGGAATGTCTATTATTCCCATAACATTTGAGCAAATCCTTAGATGAGTAATTTTATTTGGAATGATTTTATTTGAAAAAAATTTTGAATTATAGTCGAGACTTTTAAATATAAATCTTTTATTAGTCAAAATAATTACTAAATCATAATATTCATTTAGTGGTCTAATTTTACTCTTATTTAATAAATATTTGCAGGTAAATATTAAAGATATAAAGTTTTTATCATCAAGATATTGTGTAATTTCATAAATAATATCATTTGGTAATAGTTCCATTATAAAAAAATTTATAATCTTAATTCTATTTCAATCTATTTTTCAATTTTTTGTTGAAATAGAATGAAATAAGATGAGACAAAAAATGCGACGGATTATAGCATTCACAATTGTTCATAAATTGATAAATGCTTTATCTTTTCTTTATTAGCACCTATTGATACTAAATATTTTACTACTTCTATATGACCACATAGTGCACTATAAGTTAGTGCTTTATCATTTTCTGCATGGATATTTGCACCTAATGATACTAAATATTTTACTACTCCTAGATTACCACTTTCTGCACTCAATCTTAGTGCTTCGTCATTTTCTGCATGGATATTCGCACCTAATGATACTAAATATTTGATTACTTCTAGACGACCATTCCGTGCACTCAATCTTAATGCATAATCATTGTCTGCATGAATATTCGCACCTACTGATACTAAATATTTGACTATTTCTAGACTACCATAAAATGCACTCCATTTTAGTGCATAGTCATTTTGTGCATGGATATCTGCACCTACTGATACTAAATATTTCACTACTTCTAGATTATCATAACTTGTACTCCATCTTAGTGCGGAGTCATTTTCTGCATGGATATCTCCACCTACTGATACTAAATATTTAACTACTTCTAGATGACCATGAATTGCACTCCATCTTAGTGCAAAATCATTATCTGTATGAATATCCACACCAATTGATACTAAATATTTAACTCCATTTAAATCACCTATCTTACACAAATCCACTAATTTTTTACCATTATATTTTCTATAATTTATTTCATTATCGGAGAGTACATTAAATCCACTATTCGATTGAAGTAAATTATAATAATCATTATTCGGTAACCATTTTATTATTTCATTTATTGTTTCTACTGGTAGATGTAACATATTGATATAAAAGAATTGGGTTTGTTTATTTATTTTATTTCAATTTTTTGTTGAAATCAAATGAAATGAGATGAAACAAAAATGTAGCTATGAATATAGTTCAATTTTTTCTTATTATGAATGATAAAAAGAATACAACTGATTATTGGATTCCTCTTTTTTTTTTATTTCCGCCATTGATTTTAAATATTCTAATACTTCTATATGACCTCTCCTTTTAATCCATTTTAAACATACTTCATTGATATATGCACCTTTTGATACTAAATATTTGACTACTTCTAGATAACCTTCTTCTGCACTCCTATTTAGTGCAGCATCATTATATGCATGGATATCTGCGCCAACTGATAATAAATATTTAACTACTTCTAGATGACCCTCACCTGCACTAACATATAATGGAGCACCATACCTCGTATGGATATCAGCACCTTCTGATACTAAATATTTTACAACTTCGAGATGACCATGATATACACTAGATATTAATACAGCATCATTATCTGCATGGATATCTGCACCCATTGATACTAAATATTTGACTCCATTTAAATCACCTTTTTTACATAAATCCACTAATTTTTTACCATTATATCTCCTATAATTTATTTCATTCTCTGATAATACATTAAATGCACTATTCGATAGAAGTAAATTAAAATATTTATCATTCGGTAACAATTTTATTATTTCATGATGAATTATGTCTACTGGTAGATCGTACTCTCGACTGTCCTCTTCCGACGATTTCTTAATCAAAGCAGCTTGTTCCTTACTGGTAGGATCATTGATGAATTCGGCCATTCGAACCAACAATCCCAAGTAAAATTAGCAACACTTGATAAAATCTAATGGAATATTAAAGGAATTTATTTTTCAATTTTTTAACTTAAGAAGTTTTCGTATCACTTTCATCTACTTCCGTACCTTTTAATCTATTTTTTAATTTTTTTATTGTATCAATATTCTTATAGTTCATCTTTTCCATTCCTTCCATTAGTGTATCGATTTGAGACTTTAAATCTTCATACAATTCATTCAGGTACTTATAATCATCATTATGCTTTTTCATTGCCTTCTTCAATTTGTCAGTCACTTTATCTTCCATATTCCTAGCTTTTGGTTCTAATTCAATCATTTTTATATCAGTATATTCTTCAAGAAATTTAATCTCAATTTCAATACATAATGGATCAATTGGTGATTTATATTTTTGGGGAAAAGTAATTTTAACTCTTGATTCGAGAGTATTGTTTGAATAATCAGAAAATATCTTAAAAATAGTATCAGGCTTCATTTTGATGTTCAGTGATGAATTTAATGATGATAATATCTCATCTAAATTCTTACTCCAGATAAGGAATTCTTCATTATGACTGGCTTCTATTAAAAGATAGGATTCATGAAGACTTACTTTATAAGTAAAGGGATCTACCTGGAATGATAAACTTTGCATTGTTATGTTGATGAAGAGAATGATTTATAATTAGTTATAATTTCAATATTTCTGCATTTTAAAATATTGAAATTATAACTAATTATAAATACCTACATCTATAACAACTTAATTATGCAAGAATTAGCTTTTTTTGTTGGACCTTTTACCTATATCATAACTTATGATAAAAAATTATCTATTGAAGCTTTTCATCATAAAACCTTAAATTCATGGAATAAAGTTTTATGTGATGAAATGAATGTCGACGATGTAATCTCTATATTAAATATTAAATTAAAGGTTAGTGTATTATTTAAAATTTTTGATGATTATATAAACGATAAATTGGAGAATTTTGAATTAACATTCCCCGAAACTGAAAAAGATACCCTAGCTATTGAACTTAAAATTAATATCCTTGATTGTGATAATAAAAAAATTATATTCCTGCATCAGAATAATGATCAGAATATAAATGATAAATTAATGATTCTTAAAAAAATTGATATTTTACAAAGGGATGATATATCATGTAAACTAAATAAATTGAATGACATATTATATGATTTATCACAAATTGGGGAGGATAGAGAATATTGATAAATTTCATTTATAAGATATATAAACATTACATTTATAATTCAATTATATATTTGATGGAACTACCCAATGAATTATGGAATGAAATATCACTGTATATGGATTATTATGATTTATTTAATTTTAAATTAGTTTCAAGAGATTTATGTGATTCTGCCAGAAAAATTAATAATTTAGATAGAATTCAGATGATTAGATCAAAACAAAAAATTCCAATAGATAAGTATCTAAATGAAAATTCATTTAATTTAAAAAAAATTAACTTGCAAAAACGGACACACACTTTTACTATAACAAGAAATAATTACACATACATTGTCTTAGATAATATTGATAATAATTATATGGAAAATTTCAAATTAAATATTCCTGATGATAAAATAGTTGATATAAAATTGTATATTGGAGGAGCTCGTATAACTACTATTCCCGGAAAAATATTTAATGTTTTGAGAAAATTATATAATTTACAGGATAATGTATTGCCATTCCCTTTTATAAAATCTTGTGTTTATCATTATATATCCTTCGAATTAAACACTACGATTGATATTGGAACGAATGTAGAATTGCAATATGATATTTTTCAATCAACAATAAATTTTAATGATAAATATCTATCACATTTTCCTGTTATATGGATTGATGATTTATGCTGGTTAGTAAATTATATTATATTGCCTAAATCAGAACATAAAATATTTGAAATACATTGTCCCAATTATAAATTATCATTTAATCTTGATGAACTTAAAGTAATTGACGATTATGTAATAATAAATCTTACTAAATCGCTTAATTATAATGATATACTTAAATATGGATTGAATATGTTTGGTATCGATTATTTACTAAAATTAGATGATAAATATTATAAAAGAGAAACTTTAAATTTTTATGCTGTTATATCTAATATATTATGTTATCAAGATGGAATGGGTGGTCTAATATATGGTAATTGATCGAAATATTGAAATAAATATACAATAATCATCTTAAATATATTACTAATTTATCATGGAAATTAATACATTACAGCGATGTACATTCGGTTGTGAATATAAATACCATATTCATATTTTGAACAAATATGATAAAGTCTGTTCATGTTTGAATTCTCAACTTAGATTATGTGGTTGTGGCAAAATGATTTGTGGAAAATGTTATCAAATTCACAAACATATTTGTACTTACATCCTAAAGTGATAAAATTTTCTAACTTTATTTTATATATATGGATTCTGGTACAGTTATTCTCATTATAGTTATTCTAATTATCAGTTATATATTACTCAAGTCTAAAAATGAATCATTTGGTACTAGTCCAGGTACTTTTCAACAATTAGCTTCTACATCTGTGGATGATTTTACTGAACGACCACGTGAATTTATTGGAATGTGGAAACCATACGATCCGTTTATGCAAACCCAAGGACCTTTCGTTGATTTTTATTGATAAGAAAAATTGATTTATTATTACTATAGTTAATAAATCAATTTATTATAGCAATATATGATTTGGAGTAGAGCAATACAACGTGGGGTCAAATATGTAAATACACCAAAAATTGGAATTAATAAATTCGCATTTAGTTCTATAGTTGCAGATGACATAATAAAAAAGAACTGTATATATTTACCTAAATTCTTTGATGATTTAACTATATTCAAAAAACTAGAAGATGAATTAAAAAATAATAATATGGTTAGATGTATTAATCACTATAAATATGAAAATCCATCCTTATCGCCAACATTCAATTCAATCGTTGATAAATTATCTAAACACTTCAATTTAACTGTTTATAGTACTCGCTTAAACTATTATAGAGATGGCAATGATTGTAAACCCAACCATAAATATCATCCGTTTGAATATTTTACTGTTATGGCTAGTTTCGGTGCATCAAGAACCTTAGATTTTATGCATCTTGATTCTGAACTCGATTTTAAATTTCCGCAAAATAATGGAGATGTTTTTGCATTTACATCGGAGCTAAATTATAACTTTAGGTATGGATTTTATAAAACTATGTTAAATGATCCTCAATTTTCAATAATTGTTAGGGGTAATAAAAAATGACTTATACATCAATTTTAGAATAAATTAATTTCTTCTGCTCACTATTTAATGCATCACTATCATCAATTACCGATTTCAATAGTTCCTTATCCTTTTTATTCAAGTTATTCATTTTATTCACTATTCCCTTTACTTTATTCCAATTATTGACATACTCTATTATTCTAGATTTAATATGTCCTTTTAATGAATCCGATAAACTCGTTAATAAATGTTGTTGTTTAATTTCAAGGTCTTCGTAATTACTATATAAATTATCAGCATATAGATTCAAAGTGTCGTCATCAACAATCGATAATACATCTAGTAAGACACTTTTATTTTCTATGACTTCAGCAACTTTTTTAAAATCAACTAATTTATATGGATTACTAATTCTCTCATTTAATACTATCAAAATATTATGTGTTTCTGTCAATATATCCATATAATTTTGCATTGCAAAAGCTCTCACCAATTTCCCAATATTTGCTTCTGTAATAATTTCATTATATCTATATAAATCAGGATTTGTTTTAATCCAATTAAATATTTTTTCATATTGTTCCCGTGTTAATTCAAAATTTAATAAACAATAAACATAATCTTTAATGTTATTACGCATATCCCCTAATTCACCTTCCTGAAACATTTGAAAATAGGTATAGGCATCTTCAGAAGTCTTACAAAGAGAACATTTACGAACTGCATTTTTCAAACTATCTTTGAATTTTCTATCTTTAAAAATATAGTCATCAATAATGATATTCATTATATTTTATAATATATAAAAGTTCTTAAATAAAAAATATGTCAATTTTTTTACTAATAAACAAATTATTGATTCATCTTTTCATATATCTCTTTTGCTTCATTGATCCATTTTAACTTATCTGCCACCATATCCCAATTTTTATATCTATCATTTCCTAATATATCAGTATGTTTCTTAAAATCATATTTCTGAAAATTATGTATAGCATTTGCCAACTCAACATAAATTTTTTTTTCTTCCTCTTCTTGTGATAATAAAAATGCGACTAAATTTATCAAATCGTCATCATATATTTTCTTCCACTCATTTATCATATCGTATACTTCTGTATAAAAATCTTCTAATAAGCATCTACTACATGTAAAACAATCATGTGTACAATCACCTCGATGTTTTCCATCTTTCATATATTCAGTTGTTTTCAATTCATCAATTAGATTAGCTATTGTTTTGAGACCTACTTCTAAAGATTTTCCTGCTTCAGTCTGATGATCACTAACTTCCATTCGTAATGCCATAAGTATTTTATAGAATGGGTTGTTTTCTAATAGCTCTTCCACATGGATTTTTGATACAAAATTAGTATAACAGACTGGATCT